GCACAACAACGGAATAAAGCCATTAACACCGCATAAGACGTGGTTTGCCTATTATGGCAACGCTGGTCATTTACCACACGCTCAGACCGTGTGTTTACTTTCTCAAGGATTTTAATATGATTAACTACGAACTAATAAAGTCAGCTACAGGAGAAATCGTGCAGATAGGATGCGAGGATATTGCCAAGCATACCGAACTAATGAACTTTTGCCGTCGACATCGCAAACGGTTGATAACTTATTGCTTAACCGAAACTGACAAAGAAAACAGCAACTATCACGGCACGTATCACATTCAACGTGTGTGGGATGCTTCGGTTGACCTTAGTAAATTTGCATACGTAATAGAAAACAAATAAACATGGAACAGTTATTAATTTCAGCATTGATCGGAATCGCATCGTATTGGTTTGTAGGTATGACGTTAATCCCTTCGCAAATCCTGCTCAAATATACCGGCAAAATACACATGAAGCCGTTTACCTGCGAGTTGTGCATGGCGTGGTGGGTAGGGTTAGCCGTTAACATTACGCTATTCTGTAATTTTAGTGATATGAAGTCCATCGTACTAACGGTACTCATAAGCGCGTTTGCTTCGTTTGTTGCCGTTTTGGGAATGGAGTTCCACAAAAAGCTACAGCGATGACTGCAGAACAATACAACTTTTTAGCACCGCACATGGACGCAATTAAGCGATTCAAGTCAGTAGGGCAGGAAGTCAGCACCGCACCGCGTGAACCGATGCGACAGGTGTACATGGAAATATACAAGGAGTTGTTACCACTATCCTGTTCATCCTGCATTAGACATTTATACGAACGAATCAACGAACACATAGAAGAATATGAGCGAAACAGGTAGAGACGAAAAAGGAAGATTTGCAAAGGGTAATCTATTTTGCGTTAGCGGATATTTAGGTGGAAGACCGCCAATTATTGACAGCCCCGAAACTATGTTTGATAAGATTGCAAACTATATCGAGTGGGAAGATGCGCAGAAAGGTGGCACGGGTAAAGGCGTTTACACGCTTGAAGGTTGTGCCTTATTTTTAGGCTTTGCTTCCGTTCAGTCAATGTACGATTATGAAAAACGCAATTCGGAGTTTTCTTACGTCATCAATAGATATCGGTTATTCTTGTCGCATTGGAACGTGCAAAAGCTATATTGGGCAGGTACAACACAAGGCGCTATTTTTTGGCTTAAGAACAAATCCGACTATAAGGACGAGGTTACCCAGCATCAGATGCAGACTATTACCGAAGTCAAACCTACCATTGTGCAGGGTGGAACACCATTAGCGGATAAGGAAGATTAACCTATGTTTGCAGGTACGGTAGTATATCAATCGTGTATCGAATCCACTGCCGACATCGTTGTGCAGCAGGGAGGTACATGGTCAGGTAAAACCTACGGTATCATGCAGGCATTATTTACATACGCAATACAGGGAAACTACATTATTACTGTAGTAGGTCAGGATATACCGAACTTGAAGCGCGGTGCATTGCGAGACGCACAAACGATAGTTAGTTCGTCTCCAGAGTTACAGAGCCTTATCGAAAGTTACAACGGAACAGACCGCGTATACAAGTTCCGATCGGGCGCGGTAATGGAGTTTGTTAGCTACGGAAACGAACAGGATGCGCGTAACGGTAAGCGCGATTTTCTATTCATTAACGAGGCGAACGGTATAGTTTGGAATATAGCGGAACAGTTGATCAACCGTACCCGTGTTAGATCGTTTATTGACTACAACCCGTCCGCGCCTTTTTGGGCACATCACAAACTTATCTATCCAAAGAAATTCGGTAATAAGTCCGTGCAGTTTGTTCGGTCGTGGCACGTTCACAATACTTTCTTAACGGAAGATCAACACGGACACATCGAGAAACGTTCAGAGGAAGATCCCGAATGGGGTAAAGTATACGGACGCGGCAACACCGGAGCGGTCGAAGGATTGGTGTTTCGCAATTGGGAAACCATTGAAGCAATACCACATGAAGCAAACCGGATCGGTACGGGATTAGACTTTGGATATACAAACGATCCGACTGCAATCGTTAACGTGTTCAAAATGGATAACGCGCTGTATGTTGATTTGATATGCTACGAAACAGGATTAACAAATCCTGCTATCGCGGATAAATTAAAGGCTAACGGCATCATGGGTGATATTATTGCGGATAGTGCAGAACCTAAAAGTATTGCGGAAATACGCACATTTAACGTGTGGATAGAGCCAACTAATAAGGGTGGAGATAGTATTAGAAATTCAATCGACATATTAAAACGTCATAAGATTTACGTTACATCACGCAGCAGCGCATTAATTAGCGAATTATCTTCGTACAAATGGAAGCAAGATAGATTAACGGGTGATATGATGGATGAACCGGCGGATAGGCAAAAGGATCACGCTATTGACGCATTCCGATATTTGGCATTAAACAAACTTTCACAAAACATAGGACAATTCTCAATACGATATTAACATGAACTATCAGAAATTAAAAGCAGGTCAATTAGGCGACTTTTTCCGCATTGCAGCCGTACAGCCTAAGGACGAAATAGAGCAATTAGATAAAGACGTATCGTTGCTATCCATGATTCACGGAAAGCCTGACAGCTACTTCACTAACCTATCATTCAAGGACTTTAACGAATACCGTAAGCAGTTGTATGCGTTGCTATCCGTTGAACCGTCAGCGCGTTACATCCCTGCATTTAAGGTTAACGGGTATAAATTTACGTGCCTACCTAACGTGAACACAATCAAAGTGCATCACGAGCAAGATGTTAAGATGCTGCGACTAAATGCGGACAACCTATACGACAAACTACCGTACATCGTCGCTATATTTTCCGAGCAACGTAAGCAGCTATTTAAAAATAATCTGTCATTTGTTGATAAGTGCGAACTATTCAAAAAACATCTACCTGCAGACGTAGCAATCGGTATTGCGCTTTTTTTTTGCGCGGCATCAAAGAAACTCGAACCGCTTATCGCAACTTATTTGGAGGAACTAACAGACAAGTTGGAAGCGGAGGTGAACAAGGCGTTAGCATCCATGAACATTGGGGATGGCAACTAAATATCTACGAGATCACGAACGGGGATAAGACAAAAGAGGATGCGTACTGGAATATGACGCTGATTGAGTGGTATAACCGCTTGGCACTTATGAAAGACGTGCAAGACGACCACAAAGAGCGGATGGAGGCAATAAAGCAGAAGATGCAGGTGCGCTAAACGTTAACCCGTTCATGTAATTTTATAGGCATGGCGGTAACAGGCGGCAATCCCGATGACTTTGTATTTGACACCCTAACTACATGGGCGCAAAATGTCGTTAACGAAATCCGGAACAATCTTACAAAGAAAGATCCATTTTTAGGTGATTCCGATTTAGCACAGTCCATCACGCCACAGGTAGAGCGTACCGATGACGGATACGTGTTGACCATAACCATGAACGACTATTGGAAATATGTCGATCAGGGACGTAAACCAACAAGGTCAAGTGGGAATGGAGCGGTACGTAAGAATTTATTGTTGTGGATCAGTAAACGTGGAATTGCACCACAATTAAGCCAAAAAGTCTACAACAAAAAGACAGGCAAATACTACAACCGCACTTTCAAAAGTTCTTTGGAATGGCGTGATTCTTTGTCCTATGCTATTGCGTCAAAGATTCACAAGAAAGGATTTGTTAGCAGAGGTAAAGGATTTTTTAGCGAAGTGTGGCAAGAGGAAAACATAAATGAATTGCTGCAAACATTACTAACCGAAAGCGGTGAGGTGTTTGTCGCGCAAATACTTGAAGATTAATGGCTATTAACATTACAGATCAACCCGAAGATTGGACACCCGTATACAATGATATGCGGTTCGTAATTGCATCTACCAACACAACACAACCTAATTTCCGCTACGTTGCGGACGTTTACGTGTCAGGTGTTGCAGGATCTACACGATTAACTTTTGACGCTAACCCTATTACCGGGTACGGTGTCGTGGATATATCCGCTATTATTAAATCCTACATCAGTTCCGACTTCAACACATCGGTGTACGGCTTTCAGCGTTGCACAAATAGCTACAAAGCGTATGAGGTTGAGTTCGGTGAGCAATATGGCACAACGGTAACGACTTATCCAAATGTAACGTCAACTGGCGTTAAGTATGCTTGGAATGCGTCTTTAAGCGCGGAGTTACTGCAAAACTATACGTCATCGACATACTTGGTGAGCAGCGGTGTGCTATTAACAAATCAACCGGAACGGCAAAAGTTCACAAGCGATGAGGAACAAAGATGGCTATATTTTATAAACGACACATCAGGTAGTGCATACTATTTAAAGTGTACTACATTTGATTCAGCAGGTAGCACGATAGGTACTTACCTAATTGAAAATCCATACCAGGCAAGTTCTTCTATCAACTTAGATAAATTGCTACGTGTTGGTATTGGTGTTTTTGACTTAAACAATTCAACTTTAGCGAGTGGATCGCAGCCCGTAATCAATAGCAGCGTGGAATCTTACGAAGTGCAACTAATCAATTATGCTCAGGATAATGGAACGGCATCGTATTTCTTTGACAGGGAATGCCAAGCAAGGGGACAAGAGCCTATTAACGTTTACTTCCTGAATGAATTAGGGGGATATGATATGCACCCATTTAAGTATCGCAGGTCGTTAAGCAATAACATCGAGCGCACATTTATCGAACAGAATCATGGTAAGTTAACTGACAGCCTGTGGAATCAGAACACAACAAATAGAGGAAAAAAACAGATTTACACAAGCATTACAAACACGCTTAATGTAACATCTGACTGGATTAACGTTTACGAGACGGCAAAGTGGATAGGTGAGTTGGTTGCATCACCTGACGTGTACTATAATGAGTATACGACTGGTTCTTACATTCCTTTGATATGCACGGTTAACAACTACGAGTCTAAATATCAAAACTGGGATGGTATGTGGGAGTTGAAGTTGACTTTTGAATACGCAAATAAAAAAGTAAGGCAGAACGGATGAAAACCGAACTATACATAAACGGCACACGTGTTAATTTATCGCAAGAGGTTAATGCATCGCTTAACTACGCCATTGCGGATATTCGTGAACCTGAAAAGCGGAACGGTGCATTCTCGCGTTCCGTTAAGTTGTATTGTGATAGTGTGCTAAGTCAGGTGTTGGATGCAATCTTTGAGATAGGCTATAACACGCAAACTTCTGGCATCGTTAACTTCATGCCTGACTTCAATCCTAACTTGAAAGCACCGTTCGTACTTTACGCCGATGGAATGGAGCAGTTACGCGGTTATATGCGTTTACGTTCTATTGACAGGGACGAACAAGGATTGCAGCGGATGTACTACAACGTCGAGTTATACGGGATGTTGGCTAATATCTTCACGGACTTAGGCGATAAGAAGATGGGTGAGTTGGATTATTCGTCCGACAATCACATTTACAACCGAACTAACCAACAGGCAACATGGACTAACGTGGATGCGGATGATGGCAACTACGTATATCCGATGATCAATTACGGTACTGTTCCGAGCGAAAATACTTGGAAGGTTACTGACTTTTTCCCATCGATCAGTTTGAAGTCATTAGTCGATAAGATCGTAACGGGTGTGGGGTATCAATATGATTCGACTTTCTTTGATTCGTCCTATTTCAAAAAGCAATACATTACATTCACGGGTGATAAATTAACGCTATCCGCTTCGGGTGTTGCAAATAGTTTATTCAGCGCACGTACTAATGTGGCGTTGAGCGGTAGTGCTACTTTCGGTAATGCTTTTCCATTTAATGTTGAGGTATCCGATCCGAGCAACCAATATGATCCTGTTACTTACACGTTTACGGCTGCGGAATCTGGATGGCACGAATTTGTAATTACAGGAAACGTTGGATTCATTAATACAGGATCAACAACTTCTAATCCGGTGAATGCAAATATACTTTGGACTTGTATAGTAAATACCAATGCTGCTTTTATCAATACGACACAAACGGGCAATATAAGTTATGGTAATATACCATCGTGGGGAATAGTTACAAACAACTACACGTTCACATCACCTTCAATACTATTAAATGGAGGTGATACGGTTACATTTAGAATAGCACCAATTATATATTCAAATGTAACAAACATCGCAACATATGTAGCATCTGGTTTAACCGTTAAGAACACGCGCAACAATCCTGCGGTGGTTGAAGGTAGCACTGTTAACATGAATGCAGCGTTACCTGTTGACGTTCGACAAGCGGATTTTTTTAAGTGGTTGATTCTCCGTTATAACTTGATGGTTGAGCCGGATAAAAACAACGATAAAAAGATTTACGTTGAAACGGCTAACGACTTTTATGCAAGTGGAACGGCTGTTGATTGGACTACAAAGGTTGACGTGTCAAAGCCCGTTACCATTACTCCGATGGGGTTATTGGATGCGATTAGGTACGTTGTCAAAGATGCGGACGATAACGACTACCGTAATAAATTCTACAAAGACAAGTGGGGTAAGACATACGGGCAAAAGGAGTTAGACGTAACAAACGACTTCATTAAAAATACGAAAGTTATTGAGACGGGGTTTGCACCTGCAGTGCTTGTTGGTAGCACCGCTCATGATCGCATCATTCCGCACATTTATCAATCGGATAGCAATGGAGTGCGCACACCGATGAAGTCAAAGATGCGGATTGTGTATTGGTCAGGTACTTTCAACACATCGTCTGCATGGACTTACCAAACGGCAACAAGCGGTTACACCGAAACGACTTACCCGTATGCAGGACACGTCGACAATCCGTACACGCCAACATTAGACGTTAACGTATTTTTCCCGCGTGAAATTTATTACACCAATCCACAGGGTGCTACGCAATACACCGATAACAACGTGTATAACAGTTACCATAAGTTGTACATGGATGAGATCACCAACGCGAATAGTAAGTTGGTTACTTTGTACGCGTGGTTACGTCCTATTGATATTTTGCAGTTGTCATTTAAGAACATTGTACACATCGACGGGCATAATTACCGATTACACAAAGTAGTCGATTTCGACCCCTTACAGGAAAAGTCCACAAAGATCGAATTACTCAAGTTGATAACAGGCATACCATTTACACCTGAGACAAAGGCAATAGACTTTACTTACGGTGGTCAGTTGGGAGGTTTACCTGCACCTTCATTTAATTGGAATGGCGATGTAGGTGGTACGGCTGTTGTGTCAAATGCTACAAACACAGGACGCGGTAATTATGTTGCAGAAGATAGCACAGGCACAACTGTAGGTGGTGAAGGCAATAGAGTTGGAGCAGGAACATCAAACATTACAATTTTAGGTAGCGACAATGTATCTGTTGCGTCAGGATTAACAAATGTAACTGTAATCAATTCGGACAACTTGAACATTACCGAATCTGATGTTATTTACATTGACGGAGTAAAGCAACAAGCACCGACAACAACTACATTAACTGGAGATACGACAATAACAGAGGCAGGTTATTATTTAGCCAATGGAACGTTCACCATTACGCTATCACCGTCCGACTATCCTGCAGGAACAAGAATTGATATTAAGGACATCACATCGTTAGCGCATACCATAACGATCAGCGGTGGCGGTGTCAACATAGACGGCTCGGCAACTTATAGCATGACGGTTCAATACGAAAGCGTTACCATATTTTATAACGGAACACAATTTTACATCATATGAGTTATAGACCAAACACGGGTGGTGGTAGTGGTGATATGCTGAAATCCGTTTACGATACAAATGACAACGGAGTGGTTGACGTTGCAGCATCAGCTAACGCGGTGGCATGGGAAAATGTTAGCCGTAAACCTGAATTCTTTACACCAAACGTACACACACACGGAATAGAGGATGTAACGGATTTGCAAACAGCCTTAGACGGTAAACTGTCAAGCGCATTTAATGCGATACTGACATTACCATCAGATGTAGCAACGGCAGCAAACACAACACCCGTTACGCTGACCGATCTTGTATTTGACTTTGAAGCGGAAACAACTTATCTTATCAAAGCAATAGGTCGCGTGAAACCTGCGGCTGCAACAACTGGGTGTGGGTTTCAATTTGACGTAAGTGCATCAGTAACATCAATTGATGTATCATTTTATCATCAGTTAGCGAATACAGGAACACTTAGCGGTGGTCATAGTATAGCGGATAACGCATCGGTGGGTGTGTCATCAGGAATGCCCGGTACGTCAACATATCCCGTAATTTTAGACGGCATGATTGTTACGGCAGCAAACGCAGGAACAGCGCAATTAATGTTCCGATCAGAAACGACAGCCGTTACGACGTGTATGTCAGGATTTACTTTAATCGTTCAAAAATTAGCATAATAACATGGCAACAAGAGAGGAAGTAGTTAAACTCACCATTGAGTCAGCGGAGGCTGCAAAATCTGTTAAAGAGGTACGCGAGTCGTTAAAGGCTATTCGTGATCAGATGTTGGCAGTTGGTGATGACTCAAAGGAATTTCATCAATTAGCGGCGGCTGCGGCTGAATTGAAAGACCGTGTTAATGACGCTAATGAGGCAATGGCTGCGATGCACCCTGATGGGTTTCAATCAGTTACCAACTTCGCATCAAAGGCGGCAGGGGCGGTGCAAGGTGTTACGGGTGCTATGGCTTTATTTGGTGGCGAATCCGAAGAAGTTCAAAAGACCATGATGAAGCTACAGGCTGCAATGGCTTTGACACAAGGTCTTGAGTCATTAAAGGACATGAGCAAGGCTTGGAAGGCGTTAAATGCTGTAATCGCTGCGAATCCGGTACTTGCTATTATTGCAGCGGTGTTGGCATTGGCAGCGGCGGCTAAAGCCGTGTATGATTGGTTCGTTGAGCAAAATAGCGAGGCTGCTAAATTAGAGGAACAGGCAAAGCAAATAGAGGCGGTAGAAAGCAGGAAAATACAGCAGTTAGAAACACAAGCGCGAATCTTAAAAGCGCAAGGTGCATCAGAGGATGAGATATATAAAAATTTATTAAAGCAACTTGATGCTAAATTGAAAATAGCGGAAGCGTCTTTAATTGCAGCACGTCAAAGAGCAAGAGAGGCGGATTTTGAAGAAGAGGAAATGGCTGCATTAGCTGAAGCGTCAAAGGCATACGAACAACTATTGGCAGACAAAGGTATTGCACAAATTGAATATCAAAATTGGCAGCAAGAGCAGCGCGATAAAGAAATTCAAGCAGAAGCGGATAAAAACAAAAAGATTGCTGACCAATACAAGGAAAGAGCAAAAGTAGAACAAGAGGCAATACAACAGACGCACGATGTGTTTATGCCTATCATGCAGCAACAAGTTGCGGTACAACAAGAGGCTACTGATAAATTGAAGATTGGAGTATACGATGCGAGTGCGGACATGGAAGGAGCGCACAAAAGTTTTGTTGATAGACTGCAATACCTACAAACAGGATTTAATTTACGCGTTGACTTATTAAACAAAAAGTTAGGGCAGGGTACGGTAGAACAGATGGGCAATATGTTCGGCGCGTTATCCGAAGCGTCAAAGAAAAACGCTAAGATGCAGAAGGCGTTTGCGATTGTTCAGGCTACCATTAACACATATCAAGCAGCTACAAAGGCATTAGCATCTTTATCCCCTCCAGCGTCTTATATTGCGGTTGCGGCTGCATTAATTTCGGGATTTGCTCAAGTTAGAAACATAGCGATGCAAAACGTGGATAACCCATCATCATCATCCGCAGGAGGCGGTGGTGGTGGCATGGGATTAGCTACCATTAACAGCGCACCTGACGTTAACACGGCACAACAACCTTCAACTTTAATTAACGAACAAGGTCAGGCAATGAACCAACAACAACAAGCACCGGTATATGTTGCAGTAACCGAAATACGCGAAGTAAGTAACAACGTTAACGTAGTGGAGAACCTTGCACGATTCTAAACGAAGATATCAACACGTAATTTTATTAGTATGCCTAAAAAGAAAAAGTTGCCGATTTACGAAATGACTGTAGATCAGAATTCAGAGTCAGGTGTTGAAATGACCGCACTTGTCGACAATCCTGCAGTCGAGATGGACTTTTTGGTATTTGACGAACAGAAACCGATGCAGTTCAAATACGATGACAAAGAATGGATAGTAACAGGCGTGGCGATGAGAGCGGATTATCCTATTTATCGTAACGATTCACGCGGTGAGTACTATGTTACATTCAGCAAGGACACAATAAAGACTATCATCAAAAAGTGGGCAAAAGAAAATCGATTCAACGCGGTTAACAAGATGCACAACGCTGAAGATGTTGCTAACGGTGTTTATCTTATAGAATCAATCTTCGTGGATAAGAATCGTGGTGTTAACGCACCGGAAGGATTAGACGTAGAGGATGGCTCGTGGATTCATTCTTATTATGTTGAAAATCCTGAAATACGCGCTAAGATCGAAGCAGGTGAGTTCAAAGGTTTCAGCGTAGAGGGTATGTTCGGGATGGAATTTGGATCGCATCCTATTGATGACGTAATGAAAGACCTTAACGATACTATTGACCAATTTCTAAACAATTTATAAGTAACGTAATTTTATAAACATGAACATTAACGCTGAATCATTAAAGACTTTTACGGCAAAACTCAAGGAGGCATTTGCTGCGTTCAAACCTGAAGAGGTTGCAACTGAACAAACATTCGGAATGGCTACTTTGCCTGATGGATCAATTCTTAAATGGGATGGTGAACCTGCGGTAGGTACGCCTGTTATGGTTGAAACCGCAGAAGGTGATGCACCTGCTACTGACGGTGAGTACACATTAGAGGATATGACTACCATCGTAATTGTTGGCGGTGTTATCGCTGAAATTAAGAAAGTAGAGTCAGAGGTTGAAGTTGAAACACCTGAAGCGGTTGCACCCGTTGCACCTGCTGAAATGCCAATGGCAAAAGAGGTAATCGAGCGTGTTGAAAAAGTGCAAAAGTTTGCAGAAGATGAGTTGGCTGCGATCAAAAGCAACATCACCGCAATGAGCGAACAGGTATCTTTAATGGTTGCACAAAACGAAGAGATCAAAAAGTTCAAAGAGCAATTCAGCGCGTTTCAGTCAAGCGTTACAAAGGCTATCGACGAACTTGGTGATGCACCACAGAATTCAGAGCCAGTACGCAAAGAATTCCGCAATGAAGAGAACCAACAAAGCGTAGAAGAGCGTATTGCAGCTACACGCGCTAAGTTGTTTAACCGATAATCAAAATAATTACTAACTAATAAAAATTACACAAAATGGCATTTGATTTAACAGGGATGACCAATCACGTAACCGACGAAGCGGCAGACCTTCGCTCGATTGCGATTTATTCACCCGTAACAGTTCCTCTTGTTACCGTAGTTGAAGGTATCAAGTATTCCGAGCGTTTAACATACTTCGATGTTGATCCTCAATTCCAAGCAGACAGCACTTGTGCTACTGTAAACCCTTCAGGCGATTCTGGTAACTTCGACCAAATCACTTTGACAGTTGATAACTTCAAAGTTGAGTTGGATTGGTGTTTCAAAGATCTTGACGCAAAATCTCTTCGTCGTTACTTACGCGCTGGTGCTAAGTTGGACGAGAATTCTGCTCCACAGTTGGTATCTGCTATCATGGCACGTACTGCTGAGAAGATCGCTGCAAACCTTGAGTCTGCTTATTGGCAGTCATCAAAAACACAAGGTGCTGCAACAACTAACTTGAAGCAGTTCAACGGTTTCATTCAAACTATTGAAACTATCGGTGGTTATGTGAATTCTAACACTACTAACGAAACTTCAATTACTACTCAGAACGTAATCACTATCTTCGATAATCACTGGTTGTCAGTTCCTGCTGCTATGAAGCGCAAAGAAGATTTGATCACTTGTTGCGGTGATGATACTTTTGACAAGTTGGTAATCAAAGTGAAAGATTCTAACTTCTTCCACTACTCTGCATCTGCTGCTGACATCGCTGCTCGTCGTATCACTTTACCAGGCACTAACATGGTGATCCAAGCGGTACCGGGATTGAACAGCGACAACACTGGATTGAGCGGTATGCCTGCATTGTTTAAGAACCGTATCTTCACTTTCTACAAGTCAAACCTTATCATCGCTACTGACCAAGAGTCTGACAGCACCGATTGGATGACTTGGTACGAGAAGAAGGATGACAAGTTGTATGCACGTGTTCGCATGAAGTTTACAACTGGCGTGTTCTTCCCTCAGCACGTAGTATCTTTTAAGACTGCATAGTTTATAACCTGAATGGTGGTAGCCCCGTAAGGCTACTGCCTTTCTTAATAATATAACAAATGGCTTGTAACATTAATCAATCTTTTGCCTTAGACTGCCGCGATAACGTAGGTGGTATCAAGGAAGTAAAGATCAAAACATATTCGAGTGCCTTAATTGGCATTGCGGTTACATCAGGTCAAGCCACATTAAGCGGTCAAGGCTTGACGGGTTGGTATAAGTTGGAATGCGAAGAGGCTACGGCTACAGCATCTGACAACGGTACTACATCACGTGAGAATGGCACTACAATGTATGCTCCAACAGTTAACTACGTGTACAACGGAAAAACAGCTGCATTCTTGAATGAATTGCAGAAATATCACGGTGGTACATTTGAAGTTGCTGTTAAGTATAACAACGGTGCTATCCGCTTATTTGGTTACGAAAACGGTTTGTTCTGTAGTGCATCTGTTGATGAGTCAGGAACAACTTACGGTGATCGTAACGGCTATACTGTTACCTTTACAGGAATGGAAAAGGTGAAAGCACCGCACATCACTAATAACTGGGACGTTTTAGTTTCCGCATAAATTCTGCTCGGGGTTTTGGTTTTCCCCTTGTTTTGGTTTGCCCCGTGAAAGCTCTTCACGGGGTTTTTTATTATTATTAAACGAAACGTAATTACGTAATTTTATAAATATGATTCAGGTTACCAAAGGCATCAGTCAAACATTGGTATTTACGTTAAAGGAAAAGACTACGTTAACAAGTCCTTACTACTTGTTTTACTGCATCGGTCAGGGCAAGAACAACGTAGTAACGTGGATTGCACAACCTACGTCAAGTGATGATCGTAAAGATCAATTTACATTTATTGAAGGCACAACCGCATCGTTAAGTGAGCAGATATACAACTACTTTGTGTACGAACAAACAAGCGCGGTTAATACAAATCCAAGCCTTGCGACATCATTAGTAGAGCGCGGACAGATGAAGGTTAACGATGTTAACGAACAGGAATATCAGTTGCCTAATAGCACAACACAATATCACTTCTAATGGAGGAAAATAAAAACATAGTTCCCGTAATTAAATGGAATGCTTTTAATAACAGAAAGCGTCCGGAATTTGTGGAAATTAAAAATACGGATATAATTAAGAGCGGTGAGAAAAACGACTTCCCGTATTATCTGACCGATCTATATCGTCGTAGTGCACTGCATTCGGCTATCATTAACGCTAAGGTAAATTACATAGCAGGTCGTGGTTGGACTTTTGAGCGTAGTTCATACATGAGCGTTGCACAGCGTTCTTTGGCTGAAAATCTAATTAAGCAGCCATTTGCGGACATGGATTTGACCGAGTCGACATTACGATGGACACGCGACTTTGAGATTCACAATATGTTTGCTGTGTTGGTTAAGTGGAGTAAGAACAAGCGCACGGCTACCTTAGAGCATATCGACGTTGCTAACTTACGCACTAATGAAGATACTACCGAGTTCTATTACACGCGCAAATGGTATGTAATGAAAAACGGTAAGCGGATCGAGAATAAAAACTTTGCAGAGGAAAAAGATTACAAAGTTTATCCTGCGTATGATCCTAATGACCGTAACGGTGATCAGATATTTTTCTATTCCGTGTTCCATCCCGATCAGTACGTGTATTCATTGCCTGTTTATTACGGCGGTGTAACATGGATCGAGAATCACATAGCCTATTCAGATTTTCAATACCAAAATATCACCGCGTCATTCTCACCAATGATGCAGGTTAAGATTTATGGCAATATCCCTGACGAACAAAAGCAGGACGAAATTACGGATGGCATTACAAAGAACTTTACAAGTCCTGAAGGTAAGCGAATGATTGTTGGCTTTTATCAAAGTCGCGATAGTTCAACGGACGTAGAGGCTATTAATGTACCGGATCAATCAACGCTTTACAAAGAAGTAGCCGAGCAGTCGGAGTTGAATATATGTTCGGCACACGAATTCCCAAAGTTGTTATTAGGCATTACTACTGCAGGTGCGTTAGGGCAGCGTAATGAGTTGGTAGTGATGGAGGAATCTTTCTACAATCGTTACGTGGTAAGCCGTCAGCGTTGCATTGAGTATGTGTTCAACACGATCGCACATGATTTAGGATTACCTATTAACTTGAAATTACAGCGCGTTAAATCAGTTGACTGGATGCCGAGCGATGCGGCTATTGAAAGCGCGTTAGGTGTTGATGGATTGCGTAAGTACGTGTTATCACGCTTGGGTATGGAGGATTCGCAATACATGAAGTATAGCAACGTGAAGCCTGACGCAAATTTGCAGTTGTTTACAAAGTACGGTGTTGATGCAGCGAAATATGAGGTGGTGAAGTTTCGTGATTTGGAAACCGAGAGTGCGGACGAAGTAGAGGTAAGCGAATCTGAGTTTATGACATTTGCGAAGGCTGAAATAAAGTCATTGGATCGTGTTGTGTTGGACTTGTTGAATAAAGATGCCTTTATGCCATCAGAGGAAATCGCAAAAGTGGCAAAGGTTTCCATCGGTGATGTAAAGGACACAATCGACCGTTTGCGTGAAGCAGGGCGCATAAAATATAGCCCTGAAAAGATCGCAGGTGATAAGGTTGGAGCGTATGAGTTGACCGAAAAAGGTTTGCAGACATTGGAAGACAATCCTGCTAAAACAGAGCCGTTAAAGGTTATGTATCGTTATGAGTTAGGAGCAAACGCACCTAAGTTAGTTGCAGGTGGTAAATCGCGTCCGTTTTGCGTTGAGTTGATGGATATGAAGCGACTATACAGCCGTGAGGATATAAACGCAATGAGCGTAGAGGAAGGGCGCAATGTGTGGTCATTACGCGGTGGTTGGTATACTAATCCAAACACAGGTGTAGCGCGTCCGCAATGCAGACACACCTGGCAGCAAGTAATCGTTAAAGAAAGACAGTAAGATGAGTACTATAAATAAACCGTTAATGCTAAAGCCTAATGACGAAGGCTTATTGGCATACGTTGAATCAACATACGACCAGAATCAGTTGTGCGAGATCATTTGGGACACGCAACGTCAACACATCAGACCTATCTTAGGTAGTGCGTTGTACGATGAGATTTTATCGCAGATTCAGAACAACAACTTGACGCAATTGAACACGACATTGCTTAATTTATACATTAACCCGGTAATGAAATTTTACGTGTTGGCTAATGGGTTGTATGTGTTCAATTATAAGATCCGTCAAAAGGGAATGGTTACCATGAATAGTGATAATTCTAATCCTGCGAGTATTTCGGAGTTGGATCGGATGTATAAGTACTTTGACGATAAAGGACAAACAGACGCGGATATGTTGATGCGCTACCTTGTTGAGAATGACGATAACTACCCACTATACAAAGACGCTGGTGATGGATTTGATACTATTCATCCAACAGGTCAACAGTACAATGTAGGATTTTACATGGGTAGCTATCGCAACGGTTATAACCCATGCGGAACTGGAGATGAAAACACAATTGACTTCTAAAAATGCTAAGAAGATATTAAAATTCTTAGCCAACAAACAGGATGACAAGTTACAGTCAAATAACAACGCTGAATCAACTGATCGCAAACGTTCAGGAGATAGCAACGCAGCACCGACAAATAAATGATTTTAAGTACGGAAATACTTGGGAGCATTATTCGTCAGGGACTACAAATACGCCAGAGTTATGGTGTAATGTAGAAAGCGCAACGCGTAACATTAACAGCACCATTTACACTATCCGATTTTGGGTAGTGGATAATGTTATACGCGGTGAACTTGACGAGTTAGAGCGTCATAGCGACCTTGTATTGATTGCTGAAGATATTATTGCACAACTGCGCAATCCTGCTTATAAATGGCTTGTGAGCCGTACACAGTCGATCAATATCGATTTGCTTGTCGAGTATTCGCCAAAGAACTTTGCAGGTGCGTCGTTTAGTATTGACGTAGAGATAAGCAAAGCCGATGAGCGTTGCAACATCCCATTTATTGCGCCTCCTATTAGTGGTGGTGGTGGTAGTGGTGGCGGTGGCGGTGGCGATTGCGATGATGCGAACGTGAGAAACAGCGATGCAAGTTATACGCAAACGGTGGCAAGTGGAGCAACGTTAACATTACCGGATACAACGGTTAACGTGTACGTGAATAACGTGTTGGAAGATACGGTTACAATAGTAACATTAGGAAATGAAACAATAAACATAGTATGGCAGTAACGGTAAACATAGATAGTCAGATAGTCGTAAAAACGGCGGCGCAATGGGCAGCGGATAGTACCGTGTACTCATCGCAGCGTATATTGGTTACGTCTGATGTAACTTACACTAATTCTGATCAGCGTAAATTTAAGATCGCTGACGGTGTGCAGACGTGGTCTAACTTGGATTATATGCCTATCGCGCAAACATTAGCGCAGGTATTAGCGAATGACAACGATACAAACAACTTAGACATAGTAAGTCCAAACGGCAAGTCTATTGTTGCGGTTCATAATCAATACATCCGCTTATTGCACGACGATGGCAATGACTCGGAGTTGTATCTTCATTCAGCGGACGCTACATTAAAAACGGCTACGGGTGGTTTTTACGTTAATGAAACAGCGTTAACCGATACGAAGTTTGTTCAGATCAAAAGTGCATCGACAACAATACAACATGATACTACGATAAGCGTTAACACACCTAACGTAAACCTACCACAAGAGACGGCTTCACGTATTGCTATTTTTGATGCGAGTAAAAACGTTAAGGCAGCAAATACAACTACCTATCCTGACCTTACCGAATTAAGTTACATTAAGGGTGTCACATCAGCGATACAAACGCAATTAAACGGCAAACAAGCTACGCTTACAAACCCTGTAACGGGAACAGGCACTAACAATGAAATAGCTGCGTTCAATTCCACAGGTAGCACGATCACTTCGTTAACTACAACTACCTATCCATCGTTAACTGAATTAAGCTACGTTAAGGGTGTAACGTCTGCAATACAAACACAGATTAATGGTAAAATAACTTTAGATGATGTTATTTTTACTGTTTACGCACTTTATGGTGGTTCAGCACCTTTGACTGATAATTCTGTTTGGCACTTTTCAAATGGAGCAAATCAACCTGCTGCGGGAAATACGGCTGCAAATAACGATTCATTTATGCCTTATTCATGTACGTTACAAGCAGCGGTAATCAATGTGTCAGGTAACACCACAGCGGGAACAAATGAGAACCAGCTGTGGGAATTGTTAAATGTAACACAAAACACCACAGCGACTATAGGCAATATACAAACTAATGGCGCATCCACTACCGTTACAAGTACATTTAACTTTACAGGCTTGTCATTAGCGTTTACCGCAGGAGATACGTGGGTATTACGTTGCACTAATCCTACTTGGGCAACAAATCCAGTAGCATCGGTATTTAGGGTATTATTATTTTTCAAACGCACATAACATGAGAACTGAAATAATTACAGAGCGTAATCAGCACTTTGACTGGATTATAAATCAAAATGGTCAGCCCGAAAAAAGAATTTTGTCGGATAAGATTATTGAAAAACAAATCATTGTTACATACGATGATGATGGTAATGAAATTGCAAGAGACAACTACAACCCTAAGGTTAATGCCTCGGCTGCATTAATAGCACTTCACAATTCTACACCTGAAGAAATTGAACAAATAAAACAAATACTTGGAATTAATAATTAACAATAAACTTATTCATTATGAAAGACTTTAGAGATACAAATGTAACTGACTCAGTAGTTGGCGTTGCAGAGTGCGGTGTTGGCGGCTTAGCCATTCGCGGATTTAACATTATTAACCCGAATAATACGGCAATATATGTTAAGTTCTTTGACAATTTCGAATATGATGTAACGCTTGGAACTACAACACCAAACTTGACCTTATTAGTACCTGCTAACGGAAGTATTGTTGAGGCGTTTGATGAAAAGAAAACGGTTTACTTTTTCTCAATAAACATTGTAATTTGCGCGGTAACAGGATTAGCTGATAGCAGCACTACTGCACCTGCTTCTGGTGTTTATGTTCAACTTTTGTACAATTAACATAAATGAACTGTATGTTCAAAATAACACCGCATGAAATTCGTGAGAAAATTAGTTGAACATTTAACACATTTGCCTGAGTTGGCAATCGTGTACTTTTCACCTGCGGCAGGTCAGATTCTTTGGGTGATACTTGCAATACTAACCGATACAGCGACTGGCGTATGGGCTGCAAAGAAAGCAGCTGAAAAGATTAATAGTCGTAGGTTAGCGGACATCGCACCTAAGATGCTTGTGTACATATTAGGCTTGTTATTAGCACACGCATCGGACGTTACTTTTGATTTACCAAACAAGTTCGGCATTTCCGCGTTATCTGTTGTGTCTTTGGCTTTTGCAGGTATAGAATTAAAGTCGATTGATGAAAACTTTGAAAAGGCTACCGGACATGGGGTGTTCAAAAAAGTGATCAACGCAATAAAGAGAAAGTAAACCAAAACAAAAAAACATGGGAGAACTAAAACTGCAGGGAAGGATCGTGTTGGAGTATATGCTCAAGAACCCTGATATACCGGCATTAACGGCAGCAAGGGCGATCTATAAAAAGAATCCTGAAGTTTATACATCGGTTGAAGCCGTGCGCTCTCTCATTAGAGCGTTAGTTGGTAGCAACGGAAAAAAAAGTTACCCGGACAAAAGAATAGCACGACCAAAACGCAATCAGTCGTCGCACTTATTACCATTGTCTGAAGCGGGAAGCCGTGAGGATTTTATTATACCAAAGGGTATAATACGACTTGGTATCTTATCTGACATACATTTACCTTATCATGATGAACAAGCGTTAAAAACTGCTATTCAAAAGTTGAAAGAGGAAAAGGTTAACGGTGTGTTACTTAACGGTGATACGATCGACTTTTATCAGTTGTCGTTTCATGAGAAAGATCCGCGTGTACGTTCGTTTGCTTATGAAATCGAGGTGTTTCATAAGTTCTTAGAGTATTTGAAACAAGAGTTGGACTGTCCGATTTACTTCAAAATTGGAAATCATGAGGATAGATACAATAGGTATATGCGACTTAAAGCACCTGAATTGTTAGACATACCAAACTTTGATTTAGCGGAGGTATTGCAGTTTGGAAAATACGGAGTGATTAAGATCGATAGCCTACAACGCATAAAAGCAGGTAAGTTTACAATTTATCACGGTCATGAGTTTAAAGGTAGCGGAGGCGTTTACCCTGCGCGTTGGTTAGCGTTAAAAAGCAAGATCAGTTCTGCGGTAGGACATTTTCACAAAGACAGCGAGTACCACTTTACAGATAGTGATGGCAAAGATTACGTGTGCCATTCGTTTGGATGCTTGTGTGATTTATCCCCTGATTACTTACCAGAGAATGACTGGACGCATAGTTGTTCAATTATAACTATT